GCTTGGTTGCCTTGTATGGATTTGTTTGCATCGATAATAACGTCGGTATGTTTATAGACCGTTTTAACGTGCTGAGTTTGCGTGTCGTCGTCATACCAAAACAGCTCCACTTTTGTATTGTCTTCGTCAAGCGGTCGCCACTTTTCCATAAAACTTTCTCCCTATAAAAAAGAGGGGGATCGCTCCCCCTCTCATAATTATTAGGCTACTGTTAAGCCTACAATCTTTGCGTGCGCTTCAGGCGAAATCGGCAATATTGTGTATTCCGCGAGAATCGTGCGAGCGGTTGAATCTCCAGTTTTTGAAAGTTCATAGCTCGTATATGGTCTTAGAAAACCAACTTGGACCATGTCCATGTCGATTAACAATCCAACATCAGATGATTGGAATCTGTTGCTTACGATCTTACATTTTGTTAATTGCAGCTCGCTAAACTACAACCACCGAAAAAACGGTGCTGGCTATTTCTAGCCAGATCGGACTATATCATCACCCTTTGCAGGGGCTGGGCGCTTCGAGCCGCTTGGCTCTACTCACTTGCGTGATAGTCTCTGCACCTTCTATCTTGCGATAGCTTGGCTCAGGATTGTCTTCGTCTTTACGTTAAGAGTTTCCCTGAATTCACCCAGTTATTGTCACTCTGTTACCAGAGGACGGGACTAATTTATCGAAAAATCCCAGCCGGACCACTGAAGTCCGAAATATACACGGATGCCGTTCCGAGCACGGAAGCAGTCGGGCGTGTATTAGTTTCCCGGTACAGATCAGCAATACCTTCGAAGGTACTTGCTTTCTGACGGTTAAACGATCCGACCATGAAAACATCAGCGTTTTCTGCGCCGTTGTCGTAAGCCGTTTTGACGAGAGACTTAAACTTTGTCTCGTCGAGTGCTGCCGTTGCAGATGGGTCCACAATTGCACCAGTGTCACCAGAACTCCAACCGGGTGTGGTTGCAGAACCTTTAGCATCAGCATAAACAATGTTGCCAATGCTACCAGAAATGTAACCTTGTAAAGATCCAAGATTAGCAGCGGTCGATGCTGAGCCAGCACTCGAAGCTTGCTTGCCCATCATGATCGTTTCCATATCGCGTTTCAATTCTTTAGACAAATTCTTTGCTTTGGCTCGTTACGCCAAAACCTACCTTTGTAGCTCGACCTTTCGGATACGAGTTGAGACTATATCATCATCTCATAGAGATGCTGGGCGCTTCCAACCCACTTGGGTTGTACTCCTCTCGGATAGTCGTTGAACCTTCCATCGTGTGATAGCTTGGCTGCTGATTACCTTATCTTGCGACTTAGGCTTTCCAGCAATTCACCCAGTATTTTTTACTGCATATCGCTATGCAGCTGCGCTCATAGAATAACGCTTGGCCATTTGGAATGCTAATTCTGATTTTGTCCCATATAGGTTAACGGCCTCAGTGGTTCCAGAAACGGCAGCTGTCTTTTTGACGATCTGCGTTCTGTTTGCAAGTCTGGTAACCGCTGGGCTTGCACCGATTGTGTCGTCGTCACCATCGAGGTGGGCATTGGACGCATCAGGTGCGGTAAGTGAGTCTGTTAGGAATTCATTATACCTTGCGGTAAGCTTGATTTCCTTAGCCATTGTTAACATGGGTGTATCGAGAGGCGATATATCTCTCACAGTATTTTGCACCGACTCCTCGCGATTAACTCGCGTCGACTCGATGACGGTGTTAGCAGGTGTAGCCATTTTAAAAAGTTCTCCATAGCTAGTTGGTTAGATGATTTTTTCGAATACATCTGCCCATGCTTCGTTTGTCTGGGCAGACCTCGCAGCATCACTAGCCTTGGCTAACTCGGATTTTGGTCTTGTCTTTGGTTTTGCAGATCCCGGTTTGATAACCTTGGGTTTGCCTACTACTTTTTTCGACTTGACCTTAGGAGCGTTTGTCTCAAGTTGGATCATCCGCATTCCCTTGTACAACATGTGTACAAGCTTAGCGTCACTGACCATGCCTACATCTTTCGGATCAAAACCTTGTCCGACAAGAAAACGCGATAATTCATTTTTTTCAGCATCGTAAACTTTAGGATCAGCCCACTGCGGAATGAGCTCAGGCAATCGCCTTGCCTCTTGTTCCACTTTCTGTCTGAACATCTGCTGTTCACGCACTTGCTGTTGTTGAATTAATTTTTCACGCTGCTCTTTTGCCATACGATAATCACGCTCGATTTTTGGAGCGCCAATTGGGTCCTCTTCATAAAGGTTTGCCCAATACTGTTCGTCTGGCTCTTGCTGTGCAAACTGTGCAACTTGATTGACCTGCTCGCGAAGATAGTTTTCCACCTCTACTTTCTGGCGTTCAAACTCTCTTCTCTCCTCAGCCAATTCTTGTGTTTTGCGAGTATAATCCGATTGCCTCAAATAGCTTCCAGCGAGATCCTCTTTGGTAGTCTGTATGGTTTCGCCACTGCTTAACGTAAACTCGATTACGCTATCATCGGTTCCCTCAGACTCAGGCTCTTCTTCTGTTAGTTCTTCTTCGCTCTCGGTCTCTTCTTCCTCAGAAGCTGCGAGCTCTTCGCCCTCAACCTCTTCGGCCTCTTCTTCCTCAGCTTGTCCGACCTCTTCGACCGGGGCTGTTTCTTCTATAGGCTCACTGTCAGCCGATAGAAGAGCTTCAAACCTTTCCTCATCGGAAAGGACTGTTTCGTCACTCATTCAATTTTCCCTTTTTCTGAGGGGCCGTAGCTTGTCCTCGTTACGTCCAACGGTCCTTATTGCTAGCCAAAGAATCCGCTGCTTGCTTCGCGGCATTCTTGCCGTCGAATATTAAACGGTCTAAGTGCTTTCGCACCTTCCGTAAAACTTGTACCGCCATTAAACATCGCAGCCGGGCATCGTCATCCCGGGCCGGTGCTTCTATGGCTCTTTCGATTAGTGCCTGTTCGTAGGCGTCAAAACATTCTTGCAAAACTGGATCATTCGCCAAACGACTAGCGTCAGCTGCCGTCCATTCTGGAGATCTGTCGTTCACTGAGCCACCACCATTAATTAGACATATCTATGCTTGCTAAATTTCCTTTTATACGTTTAACAGCTTTCTCTACACCTAAAGGCTCACCAGTTGCGTCACTCAACACCTCATGCATCGGTACTGTCCTTGCATCAGGAGAATTACGAGCGCCTATAGAGCCGTAAAATGCGTCGATATAATTTTGGTTAAGGCCAGACCTGTCCTCTTTCAAATCAAACGTGCCATCGTCTTTTTGATCGAAGTAACTAAATACGCTTATCGGATCATAATTGCCGAAATTAGCTTGGCTAACGCCACTTTGCATTTCCATCAAATCGCTAATTGTATATGCGCCCCGGCCTTTGCCATCAGACATGCCAGGCTCATTCGGCTCACCGCTGCCAGTAAAAACACCTGATGGATTTATCGGCACAAACTGATCACCGATACGCTGATATCCATTCAACAACCCGCCAGCAAAGTTGGCTATTGTGTCTACGAACGCAGGGTCCTCACCACCATCTAACAGCCCGGACGGTAGGCCGCTCTCTGGGCGATAAATAAGCATATCGGGATTGTAGCCCGATTGTATCGGGTTGAGGTATATACCATCGATATTAAGAGCCATTTTTCTTCGCTTTCTTTTTGCTCGATTTCGCCTTAGGCGGCGACTTTTCGTTTTTTAATGCCTGCTCGAAACGGTCAACAATCGTTTCATCATGAGGGCTACCAAATACGTTTCTTACCATGCTCCCTATCTCCTTGAAGTCTTACCACTACAGCCCCATCGCTTCCGACTTAACCTTAATGGGCTATTCGGATTTCGCGCTGCCTTGGGAAACCGTTTCATTTGTGCCGCTGATCTACTGCAGTAACTTCGACCACGTTTAGTGCCGGGGCTCACCCTAGCGCCTTTTTGACCGTAGCTTACTTTCTTCCCGGTGCTGGTTACCTTGACGCGAGCCTTGCCTTTAGCTGGGGCCATTAGCGTTTCTTTGCTGTCTTAGCAGATTGACGAAACGCCTTAGCAGTAGGCGCACCCTTCGATCCGGGTTTACGCATTCTCTCAGGCTTTTTACCAGCTGCTTTCTGGGCCTTGATTCGAGCTCGTTTTTTATGGATGTTGGCATACAAGCCAGGACGTTTTGCCATCTAATCACTCACATTAATGTTACCTTGACCGTCTCTTGCGCCAACGATCATTTTTTCGCGTTCCAGCTCACGCTCCATTTCCAATTCGTTCATTCGGAACATATGCCGGTTCGCCTCGATCTCTTTATCCAGCTCAAGTTTCTGCGCAGCAATCTCTCGCTGTAAATCTGCTTTCAATGCAGCTGTCTCTCGCTGGATCGTTGCTTCTAAGTCCGCCTTGTATCGTGCCAACTCTGCCTCTTGTGCATTCTGGTCGCGTTGCAGCGCCAACTTGTCCTGAGCTTCTTTCTGCTTAACCTGCATTTCTGCCTGCATCTTCATTTGCTCAGGGCTAGGCGGTGGTGGTTGATTTGCTTGTTGTTGCATTGCCATTGTTGGATCAACAAAGAACATATCGGGCTCGAGATCAGCTGCCTCAGCAAGCTTTCGCAAACTCTGATAGTAGGCAGGCAAGGGCGCTAATGGGTTTGCAATGCCCATTTGTGCCATAATCGCTTCTTGTTTCTGTGCGATAAAATTTAACTTTTGAACCTGCTCTGCCTTTGTCCCAGTTCCAAGGGCCGTATTAACTCTAACCTGTAAATCAGCGGTCCATGTTCTCGGATCTACTGCCGTCCATGTCTTGCCGCGCAACTTGACCACCCGCTCATGATCCTGATGCTGCATCAGCATTTTATACGCCAACATTAATAACCGGGTGAACCCGCCATGCGCCATCGACCGACAGATCAGCTCGATACGAGCTCGAGCCGCCATCGACTGTTCATCGATAGCTCGCGCTGTTTCAGACTGCAGCACATTGGCATCGAGACCTGCGCCCATCTCCGTAATGCCGGTGCGGCGCTGCAGCTGACCATCGATATATTGCAGCATCGGAAACGCCTGGGAGCCTGACCACTGCGTGTTCAACGGTAAAACCGCTGTCTGTGGGTTGCCCTGTACACGAATAATAGAACCCGGGCTCTCACTCAATAAATCATCGAGATCAGTGCGCTGCTCGTCTGTAACTAAACGAGGATACAACGAGTGATAGAGTCCATCCATCATCCCGCGAACTAAACTGGTTTTTAACCGCTGCAAATCTTTCACCAGATCAGCGAGCGAATAACCCATTAGCCTATGCGGTCGCCTGATCGCCGTCAGCTCAGCAAACGGTAAAAAGTTTACCGGCTCAATTTCCAAAACGGTCGTGTTACTGTAACCACCCAGGCAAGTGACACGATGCAACTTCTCTCCGCTGCCGTCATAGTCACACCGAATATACGCCTCACAGAGCTCTACTCGTCGTTGCTTAGGATCAGTGTCACTGTAACTGTCAGTCACCGTTGTAAGGTCATCGTAACGCTGCTCAAAAAGCATATTATAGTCGCCGTTGTAGGTATCGGCAGACATAACCATGTCTTCGTCGTAACCCTCATCCAACAAGCTTTGAACCGTGCGTAACTGCCTATGCGCGGCAAAGGTCCATGTATGGTCTTTTTCATCGAGCGACCGGGCTCTCTTGTTCACCAAAAATTCTTCTGGCGGTACTGCTTCCCAGCATAACCGGGGCTTGCGTTTCGTATGCCTGATCTTGACCTCATGGGTCACCTCGACTTGTTGATCCTCAAGGGCAGCGACCATTGCATCCTGTTCGTTTAGGAGCTGCGTTTCTGTAACGCCAAAAGCAGAGTGCTCTAGAACCTCAACATCCTCGTCCGTTATGAGTTGCTGCAACTCTGCTTCCGATAGACCAGAATACACCTCGTCCATCGTCTCTTCGTTCTCTTCCCACCATAACTTGGCGACAGAAGTGCCGGTAATCAGCGCACTGCGTAACCAGTCTAGAGTGATCCTGTAGCCGTCAGAGTCGCGCATCAGCACATGGTTGACGTAGTCAGTAGCCTGTTTTGCCTGCTCCTCTTGATCAGGCGAATTCGGCTCAAATATGCCAATATTTTCAGTGCTTAAAAATGCCCTAGCAAGCGCTGGCATACACTGTTCAACCTGTTCTAGCACAGATCGGTCCATTACCTTCGATCGGCCTTCGACCTCATCGCCGTAAAACTCACCCTGATACCGAGCAAGGTTATCACTGCGTCGAGCGGTCAGCTCGTCCATGTCGTCGCCAATAGCCTGCTGCAGGTGCGAGGCGACAATTTGGGCGACTTCGTCTTTATCTTTATGAGCCATTTTTCTCCGCGCACTTACATCTGGTTTTTGCGATCGTTTTGTTCAACTCTTCGACACGCTTCATAAGTTCCGCGAGCTCTTCTTTAATCGTCTTATCGTAATCGTCGGTCATATGATCCAACTCCGATTTTGTCGTTTCATTTGCTGCCGGGGGCGTGCCATCCTTAGCCCTTCGCACGCTAGGCCGAATGCGTCTGCGTAATGGCTGCACCAGTCGTGACGAGGTTTGCTCCGAAAAATTTTTCGCTTGTCGTCAAATTCATAGCGATACTGTTTCAACGCTTTCAAACAATCGCTAAAATTCTCCTTGTCGAACCAGAAACGGTCGAAGCTTGACCGCGCTGCGTGTATCCGCTCAGTAGCACCTGTTCGCGGCATAATCTTAGGGGTAACCCCAAGATTGCGCATCGTCTCTTCACGGCTAACCCCGGTTCCAAGTTCCCTGACCGCAAGATCGTGCGGGAATAGGTGGACCCCATACGTGTACGGTTTATCTCTGAGCAAATTGACATAGTGATCGAGTCCCTGACCAGTGTCTTCGATGCAGTCTATAAAATGGATCTCCCGGCCTATTTCTTGCCAAAAAACAATTGTTGTGCTGTCCCCCATACCGAGGTCCCAGGCCGTGTTAACCAGACCATTTCGGTCATATGGTACAGAGCAGATGCGGTCCTTTGCATCGTTAATCATATCTCCGTAAACAGCACCGACCAAAGATGCGCCAAAAGAGCATTCAAACTCTTGAAGGTACATATTGCGGTCCATCGCCTTTCGGGCGTCTCTGAGCTCATCCTCGTCGATTAGGTTGGTCTCCGAGGCTTTGTACATCTTGGCGTACCAGCCATCTGTCTCCTGAGCGTGCTCGTAAAGGTCGTGGAAAAAATTATCCTCTCCGCTAGGGGTTCCTAAAAAAATTACGTCACCACCCCGATCCGATACGGCGGGGCGTATTACACTGGTCCAGACCTTCGGGTTGATCTGTGCCGTCTCGTCAAAAATTACAAGGTCGTAATAGTTTCCCCGGAGCGCTTCGTAATTGTCTGCCCCGGCTAATTGTATCCTAGCGCCATTTGGAAAATCGGCTCTTAGTTCCGCCTCGTTAAATTTGGCCTTTGGGATCGCTCTTGAGTACTCTTTTAAATAGTCCCATGCGATAGATTTTGCAGATGTTCTGTAGGGAGCCAGAAACAAGACCCGGGGGTTCTTGAGGGGGGTGGTAAGGGCCTTCTTGATCGCATGATTGATAGCGAAAACGGTCTTGCCGAATCTACGGTGCATGACCAGCACACTGAAGCGCTTGACCTCGTCGTGCAACTCGCGCTGCAACGGTCGCGGTCGATACGGAATCGTGTGAACTTGCATATATTTGTCCAGATATTTGTCACGAATAGGAGCCGGCAGCTGTTAACTGCTTGATTCTATTAGTTTATTTTCGTTAATGTCGGTAGGAAGGACACCAACATCAGCTGCATCGCTGTCATCTTCCCACTTGAATGCGATCGCGCCGTTTACCTCACTTCTATTGAGCTCGCCTAGCGTAAAGCGACCCAAATGCGACAAGGCAGCGACCCGGACATTGCCTTGGTTCTCTGGATTTTGCGCCTCTTCCATGAGCATGGAGAGAATTTTTTCGCGTGAAAGATCAAGTTTTTCCGCTTTTTCAGCCATTTTTCGGTCGATTTCCTTTTTTATGTCACCATTTGTCACCAAGAAATAACCGCGCTGGTTCGCTCTATGCGCTGAATATCCAGCTCGTATTGCAGCTTGCGATGCATTCATATCAATTAGATATTCATCTACAAATCGTTGACGTTTCTCGCTTAATGCCATCACTTCTTTCTTTTATTCGTCATCTTCATACCAGTCTTTGCAGCATACTTCTTTGCGGCTGCTTTTCCTGATTTACTATAGCCAAAATGTTTTTTGCCGACCTTAGGCATGTTACCTCTCAGTGATACGTTATTTGTCTAGGAAAGAATTCGTCTGTTTGCATGGCAACACGGCAATACTCCTCAGCATCTACTTCGCTGTTCCACACAGTTACCTCGATCACCGCACAACGACCATCCTCTAGTTGTGTAATGTGAAAGGCAACTGACCCTTCTTTGAGCTTGTTTAAGTTTTCTGGGAATTCTATTGCCATGTTTGCTCCACGCATAAAAAAAGCCCCGGAAGATCCGAGGCCATCTACTCACACTGCGTGCAAGCATATGTATCCGTACCAGTTCAGAACCCCCGCGTCAAGTAATCATTTGATGTCTTTTAAGTCTTCCCGAAGTATAGCAGTACTCATATAAAGCATAGACAATGATTTCACTGGTTTTTCCTTTACGCCAATACTTGGACTTGTCGATCGAATACATGGGTTTTTCATCGATCAACCATGCCAATACTATCGGCATTCTCCAACCCATCTTGATCGCCCACGGATTGTATACATCCAATTTTCTTGCAGCCAACCACTCAGGTGCATTATGTGACGCTGTTTTAATCGCGCTTAAATCGACCGCTCGCGGCGTCAATGGGCCGACTGTATAGCGAAACAGTCTGCGTATCTCAGCGCCGCTCTCTTGGAGCTCTATTGCGTCCTGAGCCCCATATTTTTTCTTCCATCTTTCTGCCATGTAGTCGAGCGGATCGCGTTGCAGCTTTGCTCTCGTCTCTGGCGTACCAAGATCTGCTTGTTCACGTTTTCTTTGTTTGCGTTTCAAAAGGGCAGCTCGTCATTTAACTCAGTGTTCACCCGCACCTCTTTGACCTTCGTGCCGGGGAAGAGACGCATCACTTCTGGCAATGGGCTATCTTTCACGTTAGCTAAGAATGAATTAATTAGCGTGTCGGCTCCTATGATCGATCGATCGCGCTCATCGTCGGGCTCTTTAACGTACATCTCAACGCTAGGCACAATGACCCAGACGTCACCGTTATCAGCTCGCACCTCGATTACTCTGCCAGCTGCAAGGGGTTCAATGCCCACCTTCTCAGCGTGTGCCTCGAGTGCCTCATATGCACGCATTGTTCTGATCGCTTCGCGCTGTACTGTTTGCACGTTGATCGGATCAACCCAGAACACATCGTTCCAGATCTTTCGTTGTCGCTGAAACTTTCTCCGCAGCTCAGGATCGCGGCACAAGTTCTCCAAACGATCTATACCCCACTTATGCTCCAATGCCGTCACGCACGCATCGACTGCCTTGCGTTCTTCGTCATAACGCTCGACCGCATGTGGCGGCCCCATAACTCTTTTTGTTTCTGTCGCCAAAGTTTTATCCTTTCACTGGTTACGACCCCGCGCCACTTTGCGCCAGTGTCTCCCCCTAAAGGGGGAGAACACTAGTGGCGCACGTTTACTAGGCTCATTTTGCACCTGCGCAGCGCACTCATCAGGCACGTTCTCCGACCTCATACGCAGCAACCATTTTGCGTTGAGGTGTCTTTAACTCCGTCTCTACCATTGCACCGTTTTGCACCCATGTTTTGATGATTCGGGCGACTCTCGACCGTTGCACCTTCGTATCTGTTTTCAGATCGCAGCACTCAGCCACTAGATAGCCAAACCATAGATCTGACTGTGCAGCCTTCCTCACCCGGTCGTCGCCCTTGCTCATGGCAATCTGCACTTGTTGCAGGTGGTACGTTGTAATGCCGTCAAATTCGTCAGGTGGTTCAAAGGCCGTCACGACACCAATGTTGTCACCGTCCGGGTATTCGAGGGTCGCATTGCCTAGGTCCACTGACACAAGCTTTCGCCAGGTATTTGTATCGGCTGGCGGCGGCGCTAGGTTCGCCTTGTCACCGGGGCCGTAGTAAAAGAAACGCCTGACCTCTTCG